TCATCTGGGGGGATGGACAGGAGCTTCTCAGCTGAGGGCTTCAGTGAGACGGACTTAGCAAGGGGGTTATGTAGATAGATTTGGTACATCGTATCGTCCCACGAGGCAGGGTGGCCGAAGCTCCAGTGCTCGCGTGCGACGCCGATGTCGAACTTGCCATGGTGGAACAGGACGCCCCTATCCCACATGCGGTGTATCTCCGCTTTGGCCTCATACTCCAGACAGTTGTTCCCGGTCGGATGGCCCCACGCCATATAGCGAGGGCTCTTGCCAGGCTCCCAGATGGCAATGCCAACTGGCTTAGGGCTCTTGCCCGTGCCGTCCTGGATCGCTTCTGTCTCGAAGTCCAGTGTAACAATATCAGACATAGTTCCTCTATGAAGAAAAGAGCCCCTTACGGGGGCCAGTCGGCTAGGTCACGGCGACAGAGAGTAGATAGACAGCACCGCCCTAGCTGCTAGGGGTTATTGCCGACACCCCTAGCTGGTCGGGGAGGGGGCCTCCAGTTAGAACTTGTTCGAGCCACCGGAGGAACGCTCTGCCATTTCCTCCTTGGTCGGGTACACCGGGTAGGGCGCTTGTTCCATCGCCCAGTTGCGGTTAGCGAGGGTCTCCAGGATGGCCTCGTCCTTGATCTGCTCCAAGGGCTTCCAGTACACTTGGAACAGAGTGCGATCGTGGGGCTTCACGCTGAGCTCGACCACGAACTGGAACGGGGCCATCCCTGCCGACGCCGCGTCATTGATAAACTTCTGGAAGTTCTTCACTGACGTAGCGGGTAGGTCGCATTGGAGGAAGTCAGTGCGAGTAGCCTTGTCGATGTTCTGGGCAACGTCCGCCGGCAGGAGCCAGATGCGCCGCGAGTTCGTACAGGCCTTGCCCTTGGAGCCGCCACCGGCTGAGCCCCATTCGTTCTTCTCGCAGTTGGAGCAGTAGTCCGACATCTGCTCTTCGGCCTGATCGTGGGGCTGGAGGGATTCCTCATCGCGGGCGAAGGCGTAGCAGCGTGGGGGTACGATCTTCGCTGAGTTGTACTCCGAGTCGAACCACTTGTTATGGAACAAGTAGTCGACAACCACGCAGTCGATCTTGTCGTCGCGCATGAGCGAGTCACCGATGGAGAGGCGACCACCCTTGAAAGAGATGAAGCCCCCAGAGGGCTTCTCCGATTCAGCGACCTTCACGGCCACCGCCTTAATGCGGTCCTTCCAGGAGCCGGGCATCGCCACGGCTGTCGAACGGGGAATGGCCACGGCTGTGCCGGGCTCAACGGGTGCGGGGGTTTTCTTGTCGGCCATGGTCTATCCTTAGACGTTGAATTTCAGGGAATGCTTGCGGACCTTCTCGATGCCAACGATGACTTCGCCCTCGTCCCATCGAGCCTTTACTGCCGAGGCGGTCAGCCTCTTCTGGAACAAGTCGGTCGCCTTGTTCGCAATTATGTAGTCGAGGACAGCTGGCCAGCCGCCTACAGTCACCATCGGCTCGTCCGTTACGATGAGGCGTACCTCGTCATCGCCTTCGCGTCTCACGGTTTGCTTCAGGTGGTCCATCTCATTGATCAGTTGACCAGTGAGGGTCTTTTCCTCTTGCTCTAGCAGGTCTGCCTCGCGTTGGAGGGACAGGCGGCGCTTACGCACCGAGAGGATGTTCGCCAGGGATATGTCGGATAATGTAGTCATGTAGGATATGCTTTCTAGAGGCCCCCCGCCGAATGGCCGGGGAGCCTCTATTATACGCCGAATCAGCGCTGCGAACGCTTCGACTTCTTGCTCACAGGCGTTTCCGCCTCGGGCTCCTGCAGCGTTTCGGCGGGCGCGGAGTACCTACCCCCTTCGCCCGCGTCGTTCGCGTCTGCAGGGGGCGGTTCCGCCCCTGCATCCGCTGTTTGCGCCTCGGGGTTAGCCGCCGCCTTCGCGGCTTTGGCCTTAGCCGCAGCTTCCGACTGCGCCCGGCGGTCCAGCTTCAGGGGCTGGAACTTGTAGCCCTCTGGGTAGGTGAACTCGTACATCGTGTCGGCCTGGTGATGGCCAGGGACGTAGAAGCTGGCGCCGTTGTAGATGAAGTAGGTGTAGCGGATTTCGCCAAAGGTCGTTTGGGCAGCTTCGCATTCCTCGCCGTTCACCGTCAGGAGATACCTCGCTGCCTTCAGGGGCATGGGGTACTTGATTGCCTTGTGCGCGTCGGTAGCGCCGACAGGACGGAAGAGCAGCTGGGCGGGGCCAGGGCGCTTCGGCTTATCCGTGTCCGTTGGCTTGTCCGTGGGCGGGTAGTCTCCCACCTCGTTCAGGATGAGCGTAGCGGTGGCGGGGGGCAGGCTTGAGCCTTCAGTATTTTCCATGATAACTCCAGTTAAAGGTTGGGAAACGCCCTAGTGAGGGCGTGGTTCCTATTATACGCCTGGGCAGGCAAATTAGGTTTGGTCCACAGCGGGTTTCGTCTGTGGAATCGTAACGAACAGTACGAGCCCGATCATGACGAACAGGTAGGTACAGGCGATGGAGGAAAGCAGCTCAAGCGTCATACTTTTCGCAGAGGTAATAGTAGATTGCGATGACGAGGCAGGATATGCCCCCATAGAGGGCTCCAGGCCCCCCGCCTATCATGGCCCCCAAGATGGTACCAAAGATGACGAGGGCCATGGTTAGATTGCTTTCTTGCCCGAACGGAGGGGGAACGTTGCGTTGATCCAACCTTCGAGCAGGTCGATACGCTCCGTCAGTTGCGAGATACGCATGTCTTGGGCCAAGACGGTCGCCGCCAGGGAAGCCAGGTCGCTAGGCGTAGCAGGCTTGGACTTGTTATTGGCCACCTTGAACTGGTCCCGGCGCATCTTGATCGTATGATCCTTGAGAACGCCCTCCTTGATCTTCAGCTTGTCGGTCGCATACTTGGCGAAGTCGGCGTCAGTCATGCCGCTGGCCGCGTACTCGGTCAGGATCAAGTTGATCAGCGCGTGGTCCTGAACCATCGTCAGGAATTGCTTCTTGCCGGTGGATTCGTGGCGATGCCCTTTCGGGCTAGGGGTATCGGTGTTCACGATGGCGAGTTCCGGTTGGTTCATTTTCTGTCTCCTGGAGTTATTCATTGACGGGATCGACGCATTCGAGGGAGTAGATGGGACGCGCTTCCTTGTCCGGCTCGGTGTATCCGGTAACGACCCGCTTACAGGTTTCGCTATCGGTCTTGAAGTTCGCAGTGATCGTCACCGTCAGCCGACCATAGAAGTCGGGCTCTTGGGACCAGAAGGTGAAGCGATAGTTGCGAGCGTAGCTAGCTGCGTCGTCTTCAGTCGTGGACTCGGCGGGCTCATGGTGGAGCATCGAGTTCAGGAGAGCAGCTAGGCCCTCGTCCTTGAGACCCGACAGCTCCTTAAGCGTCAGGTAGACAGAGTTGTAGGTCCCGTCGAAGTAATGGGACACCCCGGCCTTATGCTTCTCGGCCAGGTAGTCGAGGGAGTCCAGGATTTTCCTCATCGGGGGCGAAGACATCCAACGCTTGCCTTCGCGCAGTTTGCGGGCCTTGTAGTCCGCGGTTTCAATCATCTCTTGTACTAGCTTCTTGCGCATGGGTTCTACTTTCCTTGCTACTCTAGGGGCCGCCTAGTCGGTACGCCTATTATAGGCGGGCCACTTACTGTTTAAGTGCCTATCTTCTGTACAGAAACGAGGCAAACCCTGTCCCCCTAGAGCGCCTATAATAGGAGGTTCCCCCCCTAGATAGACAGGAATAGGCCATGCCTAGCTTTCCAACCAATATAAACCCATTGTCTACATTATTGGAGCGGCGCCATCTCACAGCCGCAGAGGGAGCCCTAATGGGGCTGGTTATTACCAACGTCAAGGACTCATCGGGGGACTTGGGGTATGTACCAGGAGGGCAGATAAAACATCTAGAGAAGCTGCCGTACCATGACCTGGATGGGGCACCGATCATAGACCCCAAGCTGAATATCCCATTCGTTCGATACCGCATCGAACGCCCTGAGGGGTACATTCCCCCAGTTAGCAGAGACCTAGGCTCAGATGGCAAGCCCGTCAAGCCAGCCAAGTATCTCTCTCCCAAGGCCTCAAGTCTGTTCGTGTACGTTCCCCGAGTCGATGGGTTCAATTGGACTAACATCGCGGCGAACGTCACTGTTCCAGTGCTTATTACAGAGGGGGAATTCAAGTCATACTCCGTATGTAAGACAGGAAATCCCTGCCTCGGTCTCATGGGCGTCCAGTGCTTCGGGAAAACCCCAGACCCCTTCCCTGCCCCGTTTGATCAATTTGAGCATCTCAAGCGTGAGTATTACATCGTTTTCGATGCCGATAAAGAGTCTGACTACGAGAATACGCTCAAGAAAGAGGTTGCCCAAGCTGCGCTTCGGCTCGGGACCAAGCTGACTCTGGCCGGTGGGGAGGTCTTCCTGCTCCATATAGCCCGCACTGAGACGTTCCGTAAGGGCAGGGAGAAGGACCCAGACGCCAAGATGGGCATCGATGACTTCCTCGATGCCGGGGGCACGATGGAAGAGATCATGTCCACCGCTACGGCCGCAGTGTCGTGCCAGGACATGGCCGAGCTTCGGGCCAAGTATGCGTACTATACCGGGCAGGGGCCGCATATAATCAACGTTCTCAACGGCGCTATTTACAAGGCCGGGGTCTTCATCAATGAGCTGGAGGCTCCCCGAATTAGGCTGGTCCCGACCAAGAATGGCTTCAAGGGCGTCAGCGTGGCCAGGGAGTTCTTTGAGGCAAGGGATCGGCCCGAGGTCGATCGCAAGGTGTTCTGGCCTGGCGAGCCCTCCGGGTATGATCCAGAGAACCGAACGTACAACGAATGGACTGGCTTCGCCGTCGCCCCATGGTCGGGGGACGACAAGGACGAGTACAATGAGATGGTTGCCATATGGCAGAAGTTCATCGGCGGGCTGTTCCCCGGCTACGTTGACTACTTCCAGAAGTGGCTTGCTCATATGGTTCAATGCCCAGGGGAGAAGACTAACATTGCGGTAATCCTCGCCTCTGTACACAATGGAGTCGGGAAGTCCCTGCTAGGGGAGGTCATCCGGGGCATCGTAGGGTCGGCGCACTCGGTGGCTCTAGAGCTGGATCGCTCGATGGCTAAGTTCAATATGCAGCTAGGGAAAAAGCTGGTCGTACAGATGGACGAAGCAGACGGCCGATTCTCAGGACACGAGAGTAAACTCAAGGATTTGGTCAGCGCCGACACGATGATCATCGAGCCCAAGGGCTTCGATGCGTATCCAGTGGACAACTTTCTCCGAATATTCTTGACGTCTAACAGTAGCGCACCTATAAGATTAGATGCGGAGAACAGGCGATTCTTCGTATGCGGACCCACGATGACGTCGGTGTACGCGAAGACAGAATGGCAACCTTGGGTCGATACGATAGCCAAGCGCATGAAGTCGAACCGGGGCCTGGCGATGATCCATTGGCATTTGAGCCGGGTCGATCTCACGGGCTGGAATCCCATTGCTCGAGTTATTGTAACCCCGCAGATGGAGGACATGGTAGAGGCGTCCCGTAGCAAGGCGACGACCGTAATCGATGGCCTCTGGGAGGTATTCCAGGGGGACGAAGACGGTGTTTGGCTCATTACCAGCGAGACTCGGGGCAAGGACAATAAGCTCTTTGCTGATCTCATCGAGAAGGTTCGCATTGAGGGCGGCTCCACTCTGGGCTATGACGGCTTCTACAAGAGCGTCCGGTTCAAGGGAACTATCCTGGACCGGGAAGGGAAGCTGCCCCGAAAGCTCAACACCCAACAAAAGTGGGTGTTAGAGGCCGGAAGCAAGTTTACCAGCGAGGCGGCATGGAAGGCGGGGGTCAAGGCGACAGTCGCCTACACCGCCTGGAAGGACAACGCCCTTCCAGGATCAGCGAAGTACTAGAAGCTGCGGGGGTTTAGCCCGGCCCAATCGACCAGGAAGTCGATACAGGACTGCTTATCGGCAGCGTCGCAGAGGTGGTTCATGTCGACGAATCCGTTGTATTCGTCGCTGTCGTTCTTCTTGAAGATACGGAGTTCGCAGGCCTTCCGGTCGGAGCTGTAAACGTAACGCTCCCAGCCGCGCCCGACCGGCAGGCCCTCGTCGTCGCTGAAGAGGACTTCGCCCCAGGTAGCAGGGTCCTTAGCGCCTGTGTCGTCGGTGATCTCAGCGGGGTACTTGCGGCCGAGGGGGTCTCTGTCTTGGGTCATGGTTAGGTCTTTCTGATTTAGAGCTTGACGCTGGGGGAGAACGGGGCCGAGTCGGGGAGGGCAGACCAGCCAATTACCGGGTCTTCTATCATGATCTCGTTCGTTGACTCCATCCAGCCAACGCCCTCTATCCAGGTAGCAACGATAGGGAACGCTGTCTTGTGCTCCTTGGACCAATACCAGGCCAGGACGGGGGTAGAGTTCAGCGGGTAGGTCGGGGAATATTGCTTTTTCATTGAACGCTTTCGTTGAGGGTGTTTCTGTAGTCGGACAGGGCGGCTTCAAGCTGTTCCATCGCGTCAGCGAGGCGACCGATGGCGACAGGTCCGGCATAGGCCGTTTCGGGGGACAGGGCCTTCTCCTGCCGGTTGAGAATGGAGGTCACCGCCTCCAGCACGGCAGCAAGTCCGTTTACGTCCATGTGTTCAGCCATTTTCTACTCTCTCGTTAGGGGTGGGGAAGCCTCTATTATACGCCGAAAGGCTCTGGTTCCGGGTGAATCTAATGTTTGTGCCGGTGACTAACTACTGAGTTGTTATCCTACGGTAGTGCTGGGTAGGATAGACGGTAGGATAGTGTAAGTCTTTGATTTATAAGGGGATTTTTGGTGTTATCCTACTATCCTACTGTCCCTACTGTAAGTTTTATATACCCGACTAGTGGCAGAATTTCTCCGCCGGAAGCGATTTTTGGCACCGTAGGGACAGTAGGTAGTAGGATAAGACCTGGCCCCAAACAACACACCACAGGAATTGTTTGACACCTTTGGCACGCCTGACAAATTCAGGTAAAACGCACTACAGCAACGCTGTGTGTGCTGCCCCCTCTGGCGCCTGTAGACGGTGTCTGTTACAGCCGCAGCACAGGCCCATAGCGCAGCGCTATCGCAGCAGCGCAGCGATAGGCACAGGCTATCAGCATGCGTGCTGTGCGGGCTTGTGTGGATAAAATCCGGCATATCCCCCTATTATAACCTGTTTTCGCTGTTCCGTCTAATTGTATTTCGCTATCGCAGCGTTGCTGCCGATAGCTGCGGGCTATGCTGCGCTGCCCCCTTCCACCGCCTCCCCCGCCCTCCCACCCCTATTCTACCCGATTTTCGGGTGAAAGTCTAATAGCTAGCAGCTATCGGGCCGATAGAAAATTTCTATGCTCGAAACGTCGGAAACCACTCGAATCCCCCTATAATAGAGGCTAGGACGGAGCGGATAGACGCTAGTCCTAGGGGGATTTTCCCCCGGCCCGTCTAGGGGGTTTTCCCTAGTTTAGAGAGTAAAAAATGCGTAAAGTTTTCGTTAACGGTAACCTTTCCCTCGTTCGCGTCCTTTCCCCCTTCGCCTATAAAGACCCGATTAAGACGCTCGATAAATCGAACGAAGCGCGAGTAACCCTCGACGGCGTAAGGGTATTCCGGAGCGCCGTTACCTCGGGCCGCGACGTTAAAAACGTAAACGGAGGCCTAAAGTTTCATCTTTACTTCTATAGTTCTAAGGAAGCCGCCGAGGCGCGCGATACGTCGCGCCGCGAGTTCTTTCCTATTACTTCCGAGGAGTTTCGGGCGTATAAGGACGACCCGGCCTATACTATCGACCTAGTTTCGGCGACGGGCCTCGAAAAGGCGGAAACGGAAGTACTAGCCGACGGCGTAAACGAGGCCGTTCGTTCCGAGGAAGCGATTTTCGTTACGGTTCCGGAAACGGAAGTACTAACGGACGAAACCCCCGCGAACGAAGGTACTAACCGTAAGTCGCGTAGGAAATAAAAGTACTACTACTCCCTAGGGAGTAGTACCTAAGTACCCGATAGGTAATCCCTATCGGGTATTTTTTTCGTTAGGTGATAGCGAAAAGCTATCGGCCTTTTTTCTTCATAGGAAAAATTAATCGGCGGGGCGGGGTAGGGGGGATATGGGGGGTGGACGAGCATACGCGTGAGAACATGAAATCGACACACATGAATTCTCAACTGCACCGCTGCACAGAAAATTTGTCACATGGCCGCTTTACCTCCAGCGGAATCCGGCCTATAATAGGGTCATGGATGAGCCCAAACGCGACCCCGCACTCTCACATCTCTTGGACCAGATTGAGAATGGCCCCCCTATGTTACTTCAGGGTCTCAATTTGGAGATGTCCCCTGAACTGACGCGGCTGCTAGAGCGTGGGCTCATTGGGGATTCCCTCCCACCGGTCCTCAAGGACTCAAAGGCAGCTAAAGCCTTCCAGCAGGCCTTTGATATGATCGGTGGAGTCCCAAGATTGGCCCTCTGGGCTGATCAAAACCCGACCAAGTTCTACACCCTCTATAGCAAACTGGTCCCGGCCACTGCGGAAGTCAACACAAAGACCGATATCAAGGTCACAATCAGTTGGGCCTCGCCCGAGCGCCTGTCCTACGCTCACGGTGACGTCCAGGACGTGGTCCCCAATCCTGAATCGGACGCTCCAAGTGCTTGAGTATGTCCCCCGCCAGCAGTTTCTTGGCTTCCATAACAGGCGCCACAGGTGGGCTGTCCTGAATACCCACCGGCGGGCAGGTAAAACGGTGGCTCTGACCAATGATTTGATCGTTGGGGCCCTCCAGAACCAACTCCGTAAGCCTCAGCTGGCCTATATTGGCCCCACTTTCACCCAGGCCAAGCGTATTGCGTGGCAATACCTCAAGGATTATGCTGAACCGTACCTGTCCAAACCCCCCTCAGAGTCAGAACTCAAGATCACACTCCACGGTGAGCGGACGTTATATTGTCTCGGTGCCGACAATCCTGATTCACTCCGCGGAATGTACCTTGATGGCGCGGTCATGGACGAGTACGCACTTTTTAGACCCTCTGTTTTCTCCACTATTATCCGGCCAGCCCTATCAGACAGGAACGGATGGGGAGTCTTCGCCTCTACACCAAGAGGCAAGAACCTGTTTTATAGCGAGTACAAGAAAGCAATCAAAAACCCCAAGGAGTACTTCCAACTCACCCTCCGAGCCTCTGATTCGGGCCTGATCCACCCCCTTGAGCTGGAGGCCCTCCGCAAGGACATGGACCCGGAGGAATATGCGCAGGAGTACGAGTGTTCGTTCGATGCTGCTCTGAAAGGAGCCATCTATGCAGAAGAAATCAATCAAGTCTTTGCCGAGCAGCGGGTCAGACCTTCCCTATATGATCCCAATCTCTCAACTCATGTGGTATTTGACTTGGGCTTCACAGATGCGACCGTCGCCATATACTGGCAAGAAGCACCCGACGGCACAATCCGAGTCGTCAACGTCGAAGTCACCAACGGAAAAGACATCTTCCACCACATCGACCGCATTATACAGTTCAAAGGTCAAGCTGACCTAGGCTCGGTGTGGCTCCCCCATGACGCCAAGGCCAAGAACCTCCAAACGGGCAAGTCCATAATTGAGCAGTTCCTTGACAACGACATTCGACCCCAGATCGTCCCCAATCACAAGGTTCGGGATCGGATTGCCGCCACACGCAACATCTTCCCCCGTGTCCACTTTGACGAGGAAATCAGTGAGGACCTCCTGGAGGCCCTCAAGGGCTACCGCCGCGAGTGGGACGACAATCTGCTCATGTTCAAGGACATTCCGATGCACGACTGGTGCTCGGACTACGCAGACGCCTTCGGATACATGGGTGTAGTTGCCGCCCCGAAATTCGGCAACTTGGGGACTGCTGATATGTCCCCCGACGCGATCAGGGTACAGCAAGATCGCGCCAAGAAGCACAACGCGCCTGGCCAGTACACTATGGCCAACCTCTTTCAGGACTATGAGGACCGTCAGAAGGGTCTTCGCAGGAGAATCACATAATGGCCGATAATTCTGCTACCATAGAGTCCCTGAAGGACAAGAAGCTCACACCTTATGAGAGGTGGGAGGAAGAAATCAAGCAGGCCGAGCTTGAACTCAAGGAATTTCACAACCGTGGCAGAAAGGTCAACCGCAGGTTCCTGGATGAGCGTGATATGCTCGACTCGAACAACAAGTGGTTCAATATCTACTATGCGAACACAAATATCATGGAGTCTGCGCTTTACGCGCAACTCCCGAAGCCTGCGGTCACACGGCGTTTCAAGGATTACGAAGATGACACGGCTCGGGTTGCGGGGCTCATCATCGAGAGGTCAATCACCCAAGACCTTGACGACCCTCGCGACACCTTTGACTCTACCATGCGATGTGCTGTCCAGGACCGGCTTATCCCTGGTCTCGCTGCCGCTTGGCTTCGACTGGAGACTGACACTGCTGAAATACCCTATGATGGTGAGGGGGAACCACCCAAAGACTACGAGCCGATGAAGAAGATCACGGACCAACGGGTCTGTGTCGACTACGTGTACTGGCAGGACTTCCTCTGGTCCCCATGCCGGGTCTGGGAAGAGCGCCGGTGGGTAGGCAAGAAGGTCTACATGGACCGCGATGCCCTGATCAAACGCTTTGGTGAGAAGGTGGGCAAGGTCGTCCCCCTGGACTTCAAAGTGGATGCCCTCCCCTCCCATGGCTCGACCCCAGGCACCACCCCGAAGCATGAGGCCATCAAGAAGGCCTGCATCTACGAGATATGGGACAGGAACAAGAAGGAAGTAGTGTGGCTCTCCAAAGGCTACAAGCATATCCTGGACACCAAGCCAGACCCGCTGAAGCTGGTCGGCTTTGAGCCCTGCCCCCGGCCCATGCTGGCTAACATCACAACGTCCAATACTGTCCCCCGTCCTGACTACTACATGATCCAGGATCAGTACTCGGAGCTGGATACGGTCAATAACCGGGTGTCCATGCTGATCCAAGCATGCAAAGTGGTTGGAGTCTATGACCAGTCCGCTACCGGCATCTCACGGATGCTGACGGAGGGCTTCGACAACCAACTCATCCCGGTGGATAACTGGGCGATGTTTGCCGAGAAGGGGGGCATCAAGGGTAACATAGACTGGCTCCCCCTCGACGTAGTGGTGGACGCCCTTACGCAACTGATCGCCAATCGCGATCTAATCAAGGCGCAGATTTATGAGCTCACAGGGATCAGCGACATTGTTCGAGGCGCTACCAAGGCCTCAGAAACACTCGGGGCGCAGGAAATCAAGTCCAAGTTCGCCTCCATCTCAATCAAAAAGCGTCAAGATGAGGTCGCCCGCTTCGCAGCAGACCTCCTTCGCATCAAAGCCGAAATCCAGGTCAAGCATTTTGACCCGGAGATTCTGGTTGAAAAGAGCAACATAGTCGCCACCGGGGCCGCCAA